GAACTGGAACTCGAAGCTCTTGATCCCACCAGCTTGACCGGCCAAGTCACACGCGACGACATCTCCTGACTTAATTTCCGAGAGACGCTTCCAGCCAAACTCACCGCTATCGGAAAGCGAGTAAATTTGATGATCTGGACTGGCTTTTAAGATCCTGCCGTCTTTCATTCTTAATTCGAATATGCGATTGTTCCCAGTCTTGAATGCTTTGGCCTTTGATGTCTTGCCATCAATTACAACCTCGAATCCTTCAGATTCAGCAAGTTCAGATATTCTGACCATTCCCCTGGTCGTAGCGACGCGAGAATCCGGATGCAAACAAAAACCGTAGCCGTATGAAAGAATGTCAGTACGAGGATTCCTAACACCAAAAGCCATCTCCCATTCATCAAACACATGCTGAATGACACCGTTGATAACTTGAGCATATCTTGGATGTTTGGGTTTGAAGACGCGGAAAAATTTTTCACTATCTGAGGTCGTTGTTGCATCAATAAGAGGCATTACGTTTGGTGCCTGATACCTCTCAGTCTCCTCTTTCTTGTCTGGAATAACCCTGATAGTGGCCGCATCAATTGCCGTGAAGGCATAAGGCTTGCCATCTCTTCTAGGTGTGATCTCAAAGTTGACCTGATCAAACGTGAGAGAGTCTCTTGCGACCTTCCGCAAAAACAGTTCAAAGCTATCTCTACGCTTTAGTTCAGGAGTGTCTTCGAAGTTCTCTGGGACGCCGCAGTGTTGGATGAACTGTTCGATTTCCTTGATACGCTTCTTTTCTTGACCTGTTGGAACTTTCTCATGATCTCTAAGGACGATCTTAAAGCCCATCTTATACTTATCCGCTTGCAGTTGGGCGAACGCTGCAACCTGATTTAGTCTAGTCTGAAGCACTGCTGCCACAATAGGATCTGCATAGGTAATCTGCCGACACTTTGAGTAATCCAAAAGGCTATACTTCTCTTTGTAGCCTTGACTGACACTACCATATGCCCACGGATCGACTAAGCTGGCTTTCTGTTCGAAGGCCGTCTGTTGTGGCGTGAGAATGCCTGCCTTAATAAGTTCGGTCCTTAAGGGCATGATTTCTTCCCTTATGAACCCAATCGAACTAGATAACATATCGCGAACAATGCTCATTTCAAGTCCACCATTTCAAGTTTCAATTAGTCGCGTCAACACAGACTCTTTCGGCTCCGCCTGCTGTGACATCAACAACATTTCCCATGTTCATTCCAGAAAGATCCATGCCTTGTTCTTGCATCATCTTGATTAGAGCCGCATCTGTCTCAGAAGTCGCCTTGATGATTTGACCACCGATATTGATCTCAACCTTATTGAAGTCATTTATAATAGCTGGAGCATTGCGATCTTCAGTCATCTCACCCCTGGCGAATGCTTCTGCAACCTGCTGGTCCATTGGCTTATTGAGCTGGTTTCCCCACTCCTTGTCGATATTGCCAAAGGGAGTCGTTTCTTTATTGTGTGTGTCGCTACCTTTCGTCACAAATTCAGTAAGGGACTTCTGATAGGCAGTGCTTTGATACTGAGCGTTGGACATCTGGACTGGATCACCATGAGCATTCAGCAAGGCTGTCGCCTCATCTGCAATCTTGTTTCCAGTGATATGCCCAAAGTCAAAGATCAACCCACCTGGTCCGGCAGATTTGAGAAAGCCGCTGCGTGCTGGCTTCGAGACTGCCGCCACAGCATGAGGACTCTCACCTATGATATGCCCACTCCTAGAGCCAGCCTTGATCAAATCACACATCTCATCAATGTCTGATTTCTCAACGTGACGCTTCTCGTTCACGCCTTCAGAGTTCTCATGGACATTGGCAATGAGTTCTGGATCGTTGTCGTCGTCATGCCAATCAATTAGAGAGTTGGACTTCTTGGCCCACTTGCCCATAAGCTCTTTCTTGCTTGCACGCTCTTCTCTGATCTGTTCAGGATCTTTTGGTGGTTTTGGAGCCTTCTTAGAAACACCTACACGAAACCCCTTATCACACGAAATGTCATCCAAAGCCTTGAGTAGAAGGTCTTCTTTAGATAGTGACTTCTCAGTTGGCTTTGGACCTGAACGGTCTTTGCCTATCCTAGAACTTATGCCGGTCAAAGGATTCTCTTCATCTTCAATCGTGAATGCAGAATCAACTATGTCTACATCAGATTGAAGGAATTCAGCCTGCTTGTCGTTATCAGTATGATGCTCTTCGCCGTGAGTGTTCTTTAGGTATTTGCCGCCGAAACTGTCGCCCTCATCGTCCTTCTTTGATTGTCTAGGCAAATGAGGAACAAACTCGGAGATCATGCCTTTAGACAATTGTGATTCAAGCATATCTCTTGGATTGCCAGCTCCACCCTTGCGAACAACCTGTCCACCGTTGGTCTCAAAAGATTTAAAAGTAAATCCGCCCTTCTCACTGAGAAGAGATCCAGGTTCGCCAACTGTGATTCCCATTGCTTTGAAAATACTCATATCGTCTCCTTGTGATCGGCGAAGATCCTTACCACTCATGAGATTCATTCCATGAGACTTAAGATCGCTGCTTGAGACCTCGTGAAGCTTCTTGCCATTTAATTCTCCACCCTTTACACGCTTTGCAGAACCGTGATGCCTCACGCCATTACGAGCCGCACTCTTATCTTGCTGTTGAAATTCAGGATGACTCGCTGAATTATCATGATTCAATCCTGCGAAATTAACCGCAGCCGCATCCACATGGTCATTTGGTGTAAAGCTACTGTGAGACTCATGATTGGCACCACGGTATATCGGCTTCCCACTGCGAGTGTGACCTATGATATGCCCATGCCTAGATCCCTCTCCGGCTTTGATTAAATTCATGTTGTCGTCTCCTTGTGATTTCATTGATAGTCTTGATGCACTTGAACGCTTTTGTGGATCATTCTTTCTGTCCATTCTATCGAAGTCTCTTTGGTCTGGAGACTTAGCACTTGGCTCGTACTTCTGCCTATGACGTGCCTTTTGATCTTCATGAAACCTAGCTTCTTTTGTTATCTTTTCCATATTTGAGAAATGCTTCTTAGATGAAGTCCCATCAGAATTTCTTTGAGCATGATACTCATCCCGAAGCTTCTCTCCCTTTGCACCATGAGCATGGATTGCGTCCAAGTGATCTTCTTTGGAGAACGTCTTATGAGCTGCATTATTGGCGTTTTTATAGATAGGCTTGCCACTACTTGTGTGACCGATGACTTGGCCACCTCTTGTGCCTTCGCCTTCGCCCTTGATCAAATCGTCGAATATGCCATTCAGATCCTTAGCCATTACTCGCTCCTTGATTGTTTTCTTTGGCAGCTTTTGGCTGAGGCTGGCCTTCCTTGGACCCCTTGTCTTCTTTAGATCTGGACGCCTGAATGCCTGTAACCTGAGCACCCTTTAACTTTTGAGATATTGCACCCTGAACTTTGTCAATCGCATCATGATGGCCCTTGGCCTGGATGTTCGGAAAGACGTGCTCATACCGCTTTCCATTATGAATGAACGATACTGTGACATCGTGCTTTGGAGTGTAGTTCTGCGAAAGCTTACTCTCCAAATCCTTCAAAGCATCTTCTGGCTTGATCTTGCCATCTTCTTTAGCCTCGTTCTTATCGAAATGCTGTGAGACCTCATCTGGCATTTTACCATCGTAAAGCTTTGACATAGCATCTTTGACCTTGCCCATGATCTCTTTCGTCATCTCTTGCTTAACCCTCTCCTGAGTCTGCTGCTCGGATTGTTTACGCTTGATCATTTCTTCAAGAGCTGTGACCTGCGTTCCATGTCTTTCAATCTCTTGATTGGCCTGCTGGCGATACTCTGGCTTCGAATGGTTAAGCCAAGTGGACATACGCTCCGAAGGATCGCCCACAGGTGCCCATTGCCCTTCTCCCATCTTCTTATATTTATGACCGTCTCGGTATGTATGGACTGTTCCAACAGGCACCGCACCCGCCTTAAAGAGATCGTTACTGAGAGACCTGGAAAACGTCTCAAGACGATCTCTAGCCTGAGAAACGGGAATGTAGTTTTGATAAAACTGTCTGGTAGTATTGTAATCGTCAGACGACTTGCCCTGGCTCTCCCAGTATTCCACGCTATGCGGCAAAAATGAGCCATCTTGCATCTGCCTATACGGGTTATAGTATGGCTGCTCTTCGGTCATCATAACAGGATTGAACGGATCATGGCTCAACCCCTTGATGATCGAATCCTCGTACTTTTGAACTTTGCCCTTTTTGGCGAATGCTTTTTCAATGCAATCGTCAAGCAAGGAAGCCACTTCTTCTAAATCAGAAAACATCGTCGTCCTCATCAAAGTTCTCCGTCACTGCCAGTATCGGAACACGGTCCACAATCACTAGATCAGCGTCACAAGTATCGCATTTAAATTGAGACACATAGCTACCAACATGGCTTACTCCAGAACACGCCGGACATTCATAAGCTACTAATTTGAAATCAAGATTTAACTCATCACTGAGATAACCATAAACTACCTTCTTGATTTTTGCGAGAAGTTGTGATGCACGCGATTCACTGAAACTAAATTTCTGAGAGATCTCTCTTAGATTCATCCCCAAAAGCCGAGATTGAAGTATGCTCTTTTCTCGGTCATCTAGCGGAACTCGGTCTATAAACCGATCAAAGTCAATCTGCGAATCCATGGACTTTTGCCAACGTGAGCCGTCGCTGATCTCAGTATAATCAAATTCAACCTGGATCGGCTTTTTATTCTTACAACGCTCATCGCCAATCATCTTCCTGACCTCATCGAGCACTGCACCCTTAATCCTGTACTCCGCATAAGTCTTGAACTTCACGCCACGATTGGGATCAAACCTTTTAATACACTGGCAGTATCCAAGCATCCCAGCCGATATAAGCTGCGAAGTATCGAGCCTTGTGAGGTTCTTCTCTCGCAGCGTTCGCATGACTACAATTCTTATCCATTTGAGGATTTCCTGATTCATTCTGCCTTCACGTTCCTGCCGCGACCAGAACAACTTCGGCAGCAGTGCCAGTGATTGTGACTGATAAAGACGTAAAATCCACCCATGCCTTGAACACCTTGTTCGCTGCAATCGAGATCGTTTGACCTTGAATCGTCAACACAACCTTTGCCTTCGGCTTGACGACTATAAGTTTGCCAACTGTGATATTGCCAAGATCAATCACATTCACCCCAACAGGCAGTGATTGATGCAACGACACTGATTTCGTGAGAGCCGTGACATCTGTGTCCTCAAACTCTTCGCCAAAGCGAACTAGCTTTGGATCAGTTGACGAGTCTTCGCTGAGAGTTATCTGGCTTTTCTCGTAAAATCTCATTTTTATCCTCCAATATTTTTACATCTTTTGCTTGCGGCTTAACTGTTCCATTGCTTCGGTCAGAATAGAAGACTTCAAATTCAACAACGTCATTCTCTTCTAAGACTCGGAATTCGCCCTCTTGAGCTACTATCTTAGAATAATGAACGAACACATCGAGTTTACCCGCTTGGATGAACCCAAAGCCCTTTTTAATGTCAAACCAAATCACACGTCCAATCATACAACGACTTCCACCTGTTTACGATCCACTACAAACTCTCCAAATCCGACATGAACTCAGAGTCACACTCAACCTCTTTAACCCTCTTTCCCACAAACCCTTCTCGCACAGACTGTGCAGACTCAAACGCCACTCTAAGCCGCTCTGCACTTGCCCATTCAGTAAAGCAACGCACCAACGCCTCTACCTGACCGGAGTTCAGAGATCTCTTCACTGAAATCTCCAACTTCTCGTCGAGGTGTTGGAATATCTTTCTTTTCAGATCCTCCATCGCGAGTCCTCTTTGAGTGATATGTACGTGTGAACGTCCTCCTCTTCACACCAAGACGCTCTTGAGCAATTGCTGCAAACTTTGGATTGAGTTCAATGCCGATGTATTTTCGTCCTAACTCTTCGGCAACAAGCCCCGTAGTACCGGAACCGAAAAACGGATCTAAAACCGTTCCACCTTTTGGGCAACCCGCAAGAATGCAGGGTTCGATAAGCTTCTTGGGGAATGTTGCGAAGTGTGCTCCCTTGAAAGAGCCAGTAGTCACCGTCCACACCGATCTTTTGTTTCTTCCGTCCCTTGAACGGGTAAACCCACCGGAGTTTGATTGATCATTGCCACGAGCCACACAGTAGGCCGTTGCACCCCTCGCTTTTGTGATGCCACCACGCTCTTCACTAAACGGCTCAAGGATGGCGTCAGAGTCGTAGTAGTAGTCGTCCGTCTTAGTCAGAAGGAAAATGTATTCGTGAGATTTGGTCGGTCGGTCTCGCACACTTTCTGGCATTGGATTTGGCTTGTGCCATATGATGTCTGATCTCAGATACCAACCGTCCTGTTGCAAAGCCAGAGCGACACGCCAGGGTATCCCAATGAGGTCTTTTTGCTTGAGCGTCGAATGAGAGCGTTGAGTGTTCCGCTGATTCGTGTTCAAGTTGGAAAGCTGCTTGGAGGTCGCATCCATCTTGCCACCCCAATAACTATCACCCAGATTCAACCAAAGAGTGCCATTAGGTCTTAAGACTCTTCGGACGTGCCTAAAGAGTGCTTTCATTTTAATTACGAACTCTTCTGGAGTCTGCTCCAACCCAATTTGCTCACCCATGCCATAATCTCTAAGCCCGTAGTACGGAGGAGACGTGACAACGCAATCCACTGAATTAGATGAAAGCGTTTTAAGATGATCAAAAGCATTGCCAATTAAAATCACTACTCCCCCACAAAGCTGAAGCTGAAGGAGTGACTGTTCGCACACTCGTTTGCCATCCAAAGACTCATCACCATATCGTCGTGAGCACCCAAGCCTTGAAGCTTGCCATCGTGCCATGTGAAACACTTCAGCTCGCCAATAAGCTTATCTGTGATTAAGCGATCAGCCTCAGTTTTCCTGCCAATAACAAACTTCCTGTTCTCGAATAGAATCTGAAGCGAAGGAACACCCCGATCCAAAGCATTCTTGTTGTGTGCGGTTGTAGTAAACCCCTGCACTGGAATATCCGTGTTGCGAATAAGCTCATCTCTGAAGATCCTTTGAAACGAATTATCCTCGATCAAAACCTTGAGAGGTCTATAGTTCTTGTTCACGTCTTCAATCTCTCTAAGCTGCTCCATGAGAGAAAGACCACGCTTTCTTCTGATATCGAGAATCCAACGATTCTGGAACTTGTCTACACCAAGAGTTGTAATAACTGTGTAGTCAGCTCCCACTGTGGAGGACATAGCCAAATCCACACCCGTGAATACTCGGAGATCCCTACGATCCTGACTTGTGAGAATATTCGGCATTTGAAATTCATGGTCAAAGCATTGCGTGAGAATGCGTTCAGGGAATAAAGAAGAATCATCAGAAATTGGAAGGCATAAGTATTCCCTTGCAAAGCGGGTTGATCCAACTTCGCTCTTGCGACTCATCAACATCTCTTTGCTGTACCGCGTAGGCCATAAGGCCGCACCGTTCTCATTGATTGCAGGTGAGCGACTGAAGTGGTACGTCGTATTCTCAGAAAGCTTTTGATACAGATCTTCTTGATGAAAAGGCGTCCCGACAACTACAAGCTGGCCACCAGGGACAAGCATCGGTGTCACCGCACTGAAGAAGTAATCAATCTGCTTTGATCTAGTTAATTCTGAATAGATCGTCTCATCGTTTAAAACGTCATCACAAACGATCCAAACGGGGTGAGCACCCCTAACTGATTGTCCCCACCCGCGTGCTCTGATAGCCGCGTTGTTTGATAGCTTGATCTCTGTCTTAGACCAGACATCCTTGTCGCTAGGGTAAAGATGCCTCAATCTCTCGTTGCTCTCGATCTCATGCTTTACCATGCTTAAAAGCTTGATCGCCTGATCTTGAGTATTCGAAAAGATATAACCAACAGAGATACGCGGAATGGATTTAAACCCAGTCATCAGTGATGGCGGAATCCAATTGAAATAAGCTCGCCATATCGCATAAGCAAACGAGAACATGAAAGACTTGCCGTGATCCCTCGGAGCCTCAATCGCAAGCTTTTTGTGCCTGGAGACTAGCGATGCCCACGATTTATGGTGATCACTGATCTCCATATCTAGGATTACTTCTGCGAAATAGGACAAATCCCTGCGAAGAAGTATCTCTTCGTCAAGGACATAACCCATATCCGTAGGCGTTCTGGAAGTGTCAGGAGTCATCGGGTCAATCTAATCCGTCAAGCTATTGAAATGACATGTATTTTGAATAGCTTAACCGAAGTTCTGATTGAGATCCACTTTTATTTTACTTAGGCCACTGTCCAACGATACGCCACTTGCTCGAAGCGTTTAGGTAATCATCGCCTGTGACCGTTGGCTCGCCAAGTGTATTGCGTAGCTCCCAAGGTGAGTTTGGACATATTTCTTTGTAAGCCGCATACGCCAATTCAAAACAGTAGAAAGCTTTCACGTCGCCACCAAACTTATAATCGTATGGAAATCCCAACTGCAAATCACACCAATCTGCCACCTGCTCCATCTGATCTCTGTCTGCAAACATCGGCTCAAGAAGGCAAACCTTGTCCTTGGTTAAAAGGAAATCAATAATGTCCGTCTGCACAACGCCCTTGCTAATAGCCTCAACAACCGTGAACTCATCGCGGTAAACCGCACCATGCTTGTATTCCCCTGGAATAAACAGATTAGTCATCTGCCCATCAATCTTTGAAAGCAAGATCATGCCTGGAGATGCCACCTCTACAATCTCACGGTAATCCTTTGCCCTCATCTTTTTGACTGAATACGGGACGTGTGTTCTACCGATCCATTTTGTTATTGGGACGACCGCATCAAGTATGGTGCTCCTAATCGTCATGTTTACAGCTTTCTAGTTAAATTATAATTCACTACAAACCGCCTACTCAGCCCAACGTCAACCGCATGATATTCGACCTCTAAGAAAAGCCCAGCCGTGATCTTTGCGTTGAGAGGATAAGTGTCTATCGAATATGTCGTCATGCTCCCAGCCTGGATCGACCCTGGAGTCCTAACTGGCACATACGCTTTGACGATGTATGTTGCAACAATAGGCCACGCCTCACACAACGCCGCACGATACGGTGCCGGAATAATTTCTGCCACGTCCGTCACTTTCGCAATTAAGTAATCACCGAACTCAGCATTCTCAATTATTACGTCTCCTCCCGAAACGTAACGCTCCGCACCAAGCTGAAATTCAGTATACCCAGTGGTGTTCTTTGCAACCGTTGTAATGCCGCCAGAGGTGTCTCGTTTAGTTCTATAAGTAGGCTGAGCGAATGGCACTGGATCTGGTTGAGAAGTTACTGATACTGGCTGCGTTGGTTGAACAATGGTTAATGGTACACCAGTGTGTGCTGACACAATCTCATTCAAGATGGTTTCGTCGCCTGCACTAAGTGTATCTCTCATGACGACTGTGAGCTGTGCTCCAAGCGTCGAGCAATTATTAAGTGCAGTAACGATAGCTGATATCGCTATCTCGTTTGCTAGTCTATCAACTGCGACAGGTGTTTTTGTGTAAACATAATCAGCCATCTTATGACCCCAATCTGCTTAGAAGTAACGACCGAGCATTGACGGTTAAAGCTCCCGTGTTAGCACAGCTAACCCTTATGTCAATGGCCTCAGAGCCATTGACTTGAATGATAGACATAGTGCTATCAACCATCGTTTGATTTGAGTGAGCCGTATCCTGTTGCCTTGCTGAATCTGCTACCTCCACACCCGCTTTATATATGCTCCAATAATGAGCTTTTGGTGTCGTTGTATAGTACACCGAAGCGTTGTACCAAATTCCATACGTGCCAGCGGAAGGGGTAACAGTAAAACCAGTGATAACAACATCGGTCTGAGACGAAGTAGTGAACGCAGTAGACGAGGTGAGATTAAAGTTTGTCACACCACCAGCCACCACAGATGCTGAGATAGACCAGAAAATCCATGATCCTGCTGAA